CTCCAGCAGCAATACAGGATTGTTTGGATGGAACAATAGAGTTGCCTGTGGCAATACTAAACAAAGCAGCACATCCAATACCAGCAATAGCAACAACAATCAGCAACTCAATAAGAGTAAATCCTTTGGAGTTCATCACAGTTTGAATAGGGATACAATCACACGAGGTTCAATGTACATAGGTCCGGTCTTTCCAGAACCATTGGGGTCAGTACACATCACCCAAGATCCTTCGGCACTGGAAGGAGAGTACAGACCATTCGGTTCTGCCTGTGGAAGAGTTGTGCCAGTGTATTCATACTTCTCTGGATTGGTATATTGTGTGGCAGCAGGAATGGCATAACCAATAGAGTTACACAGAAACACTGGACGACCAGTAGTTTCAGGAACAGTGTAAGTATAAGTCACCAGACCATCCTGGTCACGCATTTCAATAATCTGCTTCAGCAATTTACGTTCACGAAAGTTCTTGATGGCAGGCATACCAGTTTGTGCCGTGCCTTCTTGTAGAATGCGTTCTTGTTGGGAACGCTGAGTATCATCAGAATCTCTATATTCTTCACACCCAACAAGAGTTACACTCAGAAGTGCGATTGAAGCAAGAGCAATAAAAGGTTTCATGGTTTTGTTGATTACTTTGTAATTGTAGCAGGGATTGAGGGGAATGGGAGGGGTCTTTACAACTGTTCTTCAATTACATCTGCGATTTCTTCAAAGGTTTTTCCATGATCATTAAGTAGTGCAAGAGTTTTTCCTCCATCAACATATGGACTTCCATTTTCAAGACCCGACCATTCTACCACAGAAAGAGGAAGAAATGTCCCATTACCTTGAAACACATAAAGATTAAACTCATAAATATTACCACATTCAAGTTCCCATTCCACGTTGTTCTCTTTTCCATAAAGGTCACATAGAACTCCTAGGCAACAGAAACCATTGTCTGTGTGAAGACGACGAGTAATTTGTGGATACTCACCAGACCGAAGGGCACTAACCCATTTTTGTTTGACTTGAGGATTCATAAAAGTTTCAGGTGGTTATGAAGTCATAATAGGGCATTTAGGGGGTCTTTGGAACCCCCCTTGTGCCAGTTCGTCAGGTGTCCTCAACCCTTATGATTTTTATAAAATGGTGCCTTGAAGTAATGCATCGCAGCAGAATGGAAAATCATCACACCTTCTGGATTCATAAACCCTGGAGAGGCAACAGAACCATAATCCCAAAGTTTATCCATCGCATCATCAAGTTCATTAGTGCTAAACTCTCCAGTATAAAGAGTAGGAACAACATAGCAACACTCTGGTTTGTTTTCATAATTCCAGATACTCACATTAAACAGGGAGAACCTTTTCTCACCTTTGGGTAGATTATAACCTCGTTGAATACCACTACCCCACCATTCTCCGTGATGACGACCAGCACCAAGTTTCATCAGTTCATCTTTATTTTCAGATGCCCAACGATGAAACCCAAAATTGTCAGACTCTGCACTCAACCAATGATTGCGACTTCCGATAAACATATCTCCATCGTCAGTGATGTAGATAATACCATTAGTTCCATCAATCTTTTCAGTAACTACACATTCTTTATGAAGACGGGGAATCTTAGGAAAAGGAACGAACTCGGGGTAGTTTTCGGTCATTATAATCAGTTAGGAAGATTGGAGATAAAAGATTGGAGGTCAGCAGACATAGCATCAGCAGGAACCTCTACAGCACGGTGCCGAATAATATCTGCGAGTGCTTTCTTATGTTCAGGAGATGCTTTTATATATTCAAATCTCATATTTTCTAACTCTTGGAGGGAACCGTCTCTGAAGGACTTTGATTGCTCAAAGGTATTCCTCCGAACATTCTCAAACTTAGGACCGAAGAATGCAGTGAAGATAAGTTGGTGGTATGCAACACCCCAAAGAAGAGCAACACCGCCTACAATAGCAAGAATAGGTTTCATTTTGAAGAAACTCCAGTGTTTTTGAAAATAAGATTAGCAAGGAAGATAATGGCAAAGTTCTGCCAGAATGTCAGTGTCACACCAAACCAAGACAGAATCACTCCAAGCAACCATGCCTCAAAGAATAGTCCAGCAACAGCAAGGACAATTACACCAAAAGCAAGACCGACAAGTTTCATTGGATTTCGTTGATTACCTGTGTATTATAAGGCATCAAAGGGCACCTGTGAAGTGCCCTTGTGCCAGTTTTCAGATTGCCTCAGTCACCAGTTTAGCACCCTTGAACTTGGATCGGGCGCTTTTGTTCTTTGTATCCACACCAGTCACCACGGCAACTTGAGGAGTGCTGGAACCAGTGTAGAGTAGCACATCATTTTTCTTCAGAGCACCAGGAGTACCGACATAATGTGTCTCTTTACCACCCATAGTGGCACTGAAAGTATAAGGTACAACTTCTTCCAGATCTTTCTTATCAAAGACATGAATCTTACCAGTACCTTTTTCTTCAATCAGATATTGGTTGCTACTGTTAGTGCCGATGTGAGTACCATAGGCAACAGTACCATCAACAGTGAAAGAATAAAGAGTTTTAGTATCAGAAGTCATTTCAGTTTCCTCATCGTAAATTTTTAGTTCGTAGTCTCGGGCATAAAAAGTTTGTTTGGATTCAAGATACCTACAAGTAAATTGTCCCCCAGAATAACTTGGGGCGTAAGTAACTTCGGCAGGTTTTTTGCCGTATTGTTTGGTGACAATATCACCAACGTTAAATGTTTGTGTCATAATTAAAGAGATTCAACTTGTGAGAGAAGATTATCAATATCCTCCACGGATTGATAACCAATTACATCATCCGTGATGGGAGTATCATAGCAGATTTCCCAGTCTTCTTCAAGTCCTTTGAGAATTGCCACCTCATACAGTCCTGCTTCAGCACCATATGAACCAGGAAATTTTACTACACTCACACCATATCCATTTGGGAAAAAATGTTTCGCTTGAATACCAGAATATGGGTAGTTACGATGTGGAAAGAATGCAAGATCACCAAAATTCATAATCAATTACCAAAACGGGTTTTCCAAAGTTGATTAGATTTATGCCTCATTTGTTCAAGCATTTCATAACGCTGTCGAATCTCAGAGTCTTCATCAAAATCATAAATGCATAGAATTGCAAGATCCATTCCATCAATAGCATGATTCAGAATACTATTCAGAAGATCATGCTCTTCAAAAGTGAATTCTATTGTGACAGGTTGTTGATCACAGTAGTTTTCTTCGGTGAGTTCAGTAGTTTCCATGATTTATTTGAATGAACACGTATATTATAAAGGGCATTCCAGTTTCCCGAAATGCCCCTTGTGACGGTTATTAGATCGTCACACCTCCACGATGTCACCATGAGCACGGGCACGATTCACCAGAGTGCCCCAGGAGGTCAGGGAGCACACTTCAGGATCGTTCATGATGCTGTACCACAGTTGGGCAGTGGCATCGTCCTCCACCTCATAATGGTAGACCTTATCAGAAGTATGATATGATACCAGCACATCATAAGAGTCATTACCTTCAACAGAAGGAATCAGTTCCAACATGCTGATTGCACTCGACTCTTCTTTGGTGAAGGTGCGAGCGATGGTGAAGGGATGACGAGTTTCGGTAATCATAATTTGAGTTTCAAGTGGTAGTGCGGATTTGTTCCGCTTGTTAGTAGTATAAGACCAGAACATGGAATTGGCAATCGGCAGTGTGCCACCTAAAAAACTGGCACAACCTCAACTTCCAAAAATCCTTGTTCCTTAACATGCTTCTCCCACATGCAAGCATCTTCAATTTTATAGAAAGTTGCGATTTGCTTCGATTTGCTTTTCTTTTTGATTTTGTGGTAGATGACTTGGTATTTCATAAGGATTTTCAATGTAAATTTCAATATCTTGAGAATCATCCCAGTGTTTTACAACACCTGCAATAATAAATCCATTCGTAATCAAATAAGAAAGAAAGATCACTGTGCGAATGACAGCAATCTTATCAGACTCTTTATCACACTTGGATGCTTTCTCTCCTAGCGCCTTTGCCCACCATCTCCAGGCGTTTTTAGGTTTCATAGACCGATTCTCTTGACTTAATGTAATTTAGTTCCTCCCATTGATTTGAATAACACAAGACCAACAATCTATCGTTACGATGAAGACTACATGCCTGATAGTTAATTAAATCCTTTGGTCTTACATCAACCTCAATAGTAATATATTCTTTATGGGAAAAGTATACCCATCCTTCTACACCTTTAGACCAAGTTACATAATCATTTACCTTGGGAACATACATTGCTCTAATGGGGTGAGTTTGGGTATCATTGCTGAATATGGTGTTGTATCTCCAATATTTACACACTCACCAATGGTCTTACTATTGATTGGGGCGTGGTATTCTTTTGTTTTTGAATTGTAGAATCCCCAAATGCTAGAAACATCACACTTACCACAATAGATGAAATGAGAGTGATTAACAATCCAGATTGAAGTAACATTGCGTTTGAAGTCTTCAAAAACATATGAATAACCTTTGGGTGCTTTGTGAGGAAATTCAGTCAACATCCAAAACTGCACGGAGGTAGTTTGGATTATAACCTGCAGAGAGATAATAGTTCAAACGCTCATCGCACTGCTCCTTAGTCAGACGTTTTGCATTTTCATCAATAACTTGCCAATCATTGGTAAACAATTCTTCAATACGATAAAGTTGTGTCATGTGGTAAATGCCTCCAGAATACCAGACTCATAATCATCTTGTAGTGCGAACTTTTGTGCTTTGAGAATATTCTCTTTTAGTTTTGGATAATAGTTTAGATTAAGTTCATTATCTTCTGCAGCAATCAACTCAAAACATTCATTATCATCTTCCGCAACAACATTCCAAAGTCCACCATCAGAAAAAGGTGCTGGAATAAAATGATCCACCAAATACAGGTACTTCATTGACCTCTTGTGTTTAACATTGATATCATAGGAGGTTTTTATTCAAAAGTCAAGTGTGCGGAAATTAAACTGTCCATAGTTTATTTGATACTATCTTTTCAAGTGTTCCAAGTTTAATACCAAATATATTTGCTATTTCTTGATTTTTATATTTTTTAGAAGAGTGCATTTGACGTATTTGTTCAACTTTATTCCAGTTAAGGATCGCTCTCCCGTTTCTTTCCCCTTTAAGACCTTTTCTACTTGTATCTTCTCTTACTTTTCTTTCATTTTCATATCTTTTAATTTCTTCATTATTTCTTGGTATAAGTTTATATCCTTTATGTTGAATTCTTTTTCCATAAAGAGTTTCATGAAGATGTCCTACATTAAGATGATTGTTTCTACAATACTTTGATAAATTTAGAATTTTTATTCTTTCACCAGATGGCGTTTCTACCAAATATTCTTTACAGAAATATTCTGATGGTTGACCACCTCCAGGAGAAAGATTATACCCATTTTCTACAGTTTTGTATTTGGAAATCCAATGTATCTCTCTATCATCTAAAGTAGATAAATTACATTCCTCTACAATTCCCCAAATAAATCCCTCTTTTCCATATTTCTTAAGAGCATTCGCAAACTTATGATTGCATCTCTTACAATCCATAAAGTGCTCATTGATTCTCAAATTAAGATTATTTTTTACAGTTTGCCCAATGTATTTTTTTCCTGTAAAAATGCAATGAGCACAGTAAACTTTACCTGTTGAAGGCATAACTACTCTGCTGTTGAGTGACATAATATTTATATGATAAAGGAGGCATTTCTGCCTCCTTTCTTACCTGGAAAGTGTCACCCAACGCAGGTATTATTATTTATTTGTGTTTGTCAAGCAATGGATTTGCCTTTCAATTTCATACTTAATAGGCAATAGATGAGAAGCAAAGAAACCAGCATATTCTCCATCTTGCAGTAGACTATAGATGTTTTCTGTTTGTTGAAGAGCAAGAATAAGTCTAGTCTTCTGATCCATAATGTCCACCATTGCGATAGAGTTGTTCTTCAATTTGAGAGTTTGGTTTGTGTAGAATGTGGATGCAATTGGTAAGGACTGCACCAACAATCACACCAACAAGTGTAAAGATTCCAGTAATCATACAAATTCTGCAAGATAATAATCAACAGTTACTTCCATTTTCTCTGCTTCCTTCTCAATCTCACCCCAAAACTTTTCTGTTGCTTCTGCGTAGACTTCAATTTGGTCTTCATTAATTTCCACAAAGTGTTGTGTGAAATCATGATAAGCGCGAGTGAATTCGTTCATTTAGAATATTGGCAATTGGAATGAGAAGTAAATTTGGTGCAGGCATCATATGACTTGATCATTTTCTGATCACGTTCAATCAGAAAGATATTCCATCCGATAATAAACCCAATTCCAGCAATAATCAAGTGACTAGTTTTCAATCCCATGATACATTTTCAACAAGAACACCAGGCATTACATAAGTCCAACCAGTACCAGCAGGTTTGTAATCCCACTTATATTCATACTTATTATGACTGTCCCAAGTCATATATCCTTTCTCTTTATCAAATCGACCCCTAATAGTCAAAGCAAACTTATTAGAGAAAATATTACGAGTACGGAGTGCTCCACTCTTTTCACGAGTCTCAATCACAACACAGGTATCCTCAACGAATTGACCTTGCGATTCAATTCCACAAGAAGTTTCATATCGGAATGGGCGATACGTTTGAGTCTCTTGCGCGACTACAGGAGAAGAAAACAAAAGTGTAGCAAGAACAATCAGTTTTTTCATCCAATTACCCTCCAACAAACAGTAGCGTTGCCCTTACTCGTAGAAGAAATATGAGCAAAGGCAGCATAAGAAAGATCCAGATCAGCGTGACTATATGGACCACGATCATTCACACGTACAATTACTTGTTTTCCGTTGTTTTGATTTGTTACCCTAATTTTACTACCCATAGGTAGATAAGGGTGAGCTGCAGTCCAACGATAAGCATCAAACCGCTCACCGTTAGCAGTTGTTTGCCCATGAAATCCATCTCCAATTCCGTAGTATGTAGCAATACCACAAGCAAGTCCAGCAATCAAAGTTTCAACCATCATTTTAATTCAATGTGATCAAAGATTAGTCAAGAAAGTAATCAGTAGTTTCCTCAAGTTACCCCACAATTATACTGCCTGCATCAGGCGGTTAGGGAAGAACTGTGACACTTGTGGGACTGGCACACCTTGTTTCTCAATTAGATACTGAAGATATAGGGTTTCTTCTTGCTCCCGTGCCCAACGAGAACCAACTTGGATTTCATGATGTTTGAAGAAATGACGGACAACTGCTTTGTGTCCATCTATGATTTCAGTTTCGTAATTCATTATGCTTAAAAGAATTCAGTCATCATTTTTGAAGAGTAACACCAAGTTCCATACCTGCCTTGAATGCTTCATCAAGTGCTTTTTTCATACAAAAAACAGAAACATCATAGAAATCAAGACCGTCCATTCCACGGGTTTCCAGAGTTTCAACATCAAACCATTTCTTTGCAATTTTCTCAAGAAGAATGTTGTAGGTTTCGGCAGTGGTAGTCATTTAATCCAAGGCAATCTTAGGGTTTCTACTACACGATCAATCAGTTCTTTTTTCTTCTTTGGGTCTAGAAGAATTTCTTTAATATTCAATCTTCGAATCATTCCATTCTCTCAGAAATATTATTAACAATATTGCGGGCAAACCTCATAAAATCGTATGGTGAAACATAACCACCAATACATACATTCTCAATAGAATAAAAATCAAGAATATCAGTCTGATTGTAAGTATTCACAATCAACAAACAGGCATCGTAGAGTGCAGCAAGATGCTCATCTTTAGAATGAAAGGAGATTGCGTTGTGGGATGGAAGAGTCATGGGTTCGTTCCCTTGATTACCTTGTAATTATACTGCCTGCAGCAGGCGGTTCGGGAAGTGCTGTGCCACCTGTGAAACTGGTACAGGGGTTTTCTCCAGAATATACTCCAGATATAGCGTTTCTTCTTGCTCCCGTGCCTCAATTTTAGACTTTAATTTTACCTCTTACCCATCCCTCACCAGGACATTCTTTTTTCATAGTATTTTTTATCCCATTATTCCACCAATACAATCCCTTTGTTGAA